CTACGCGACCACCTACCAATGATTTTTGGTTCGGTCATTTCATCACCTCCTCTCTTTCCCTCTATTAATAACCTACCATAAAATTATATAATTGTCAAATACCATTTTTGAGATATGCCTAAAAACGCAACATTTTTGCCGAGAGGCGTTTAGTTTACGCAGGCTAAAAATAAAAATATATTTTTTGAGCAACAACCTAATTTGAATGCCCCTCCCATCGGGATGCCACACTCCGATACCCAAAATTATTCTCTGCGCCTCGTGCAACTACAGCACGATCTACCCTAGTTCCCTAGTGTTCTGACCCGTCACTTGCGAAGGTGATACGCCCTTGAAATTAATCTAGTTTTCTACAAACACATTTCTTTACATACGAATACTCTTGACCATTAACCGTGTACCGATAACCAAGCGGTTGTTCTTCTGTAATACCTGTATCCCAACCCGTACCATTACAGAATTGGCAGACAAGGACTTCTTGTATCCTTGTTGCCCGTAACGAACTAATAGCATCATGTACTTGTTTAAGGTTTGGAAACTTATCGCATCGTTGTAGCAACACTTTTAATGCTTCCCTGCCATCGGCAACATCGGCATTAAGTAAAAACTCGTCTTGTACCCAACCTGCTCGGATTGTGTTCTTTGGAATAGGTGTAGATGGAAACAAGGCGATAATGCGATCAATCATCGTTTCAATCTGAATTGGGGTCATAAATAGTTTCTTGAATATGCCAACCTTCGGGAATATGGTTGTAGCACCAAAATTTGCCGTCAATAAATGTTGTTGCGTAAACATTGGCAAGATTACGACATTTAGGAAAGGTGCAGGGTACAACCGCAATTAAATAAACCATAGCGTCTGGTAGCAATTGGGCGTGTCTGGTAGGCGTATGGCGTGACCGTACCAACCATACAAATTTTCTGCAACCTGCCTACCAAAATAAATGTTAAACATTTTCTTGCACCATCAAATCTCTATAGATTGCCCATTGAGCGTCAATCTCTACAAACGCTTCATCAAAAGAATACTTAGTGTTTTTGTTTACAATTGGTGCAGCCAAAAAATGCTCCCCATCTACAAACAAAGCATAAGTTCGTTCGTGATTTAACATCACAAACCAAGTCTCTGCGTCAAGAGAAACAAATTTGCGTTTACGAGCCGAAAAATGTATAAAATTAAACGGAAACAATCTGCCACGCCAATTATGTTTTACTTCAACTTCAAAAGCAAATTGCCTACCCCATCTTGTTGCTAGAACATCTATTCCAAATTTGTCAGGGTTTACCCATGCTTCATAGCCTTTACCCTTTAACCATTCAATAATTTGATACTTTGCCCAATCGTCTTGTTCATAATGTTCTTCACTAAACACTTTGCTCATTATTGTCCTCCTTCGTAATATTCGTGCATTGCAGGTCTAATTAAATCTTCCCAAGTGCTAAGTCTTACAATCACCAACCCTTCACTACCCCAATCATCAGGCATAAGAATTGCCCGTGTAGGTTTACGCCGTGAACCATAATCAGCCTCATTAGAACGCACCTGAGCCTCAATACGAAGCCATGCCGTTACTGCTGGACTAATTTGTTTCCCTGCTTTTACCTCGTTAGCAAACAAAACATCTTGCCATCGTTCCTCGTTACCATCACCAAATTTATGTGACGGTGCAACCCCTAAACGCTTACGAGCCGTGCGTTGCTTACTTAGACCTTTCGTGCGAGATCGTTTGCCCCGTGCTGTCGGGTCAGAACAACCCTTTACACGCCTTTTGCCATCTCTTGCAGGTCTGCCAAGTGTGCCGAACTTCGGGCAATCTTTAAGATTGCATTTATCTCGGTTGCCTTGACACTCACCTTTACGATCATCCATTAGCAAATCGCCTTCTTCTTCTTTCGTGATTTCGTTCTTGAGGTGTTAAACCACCAAAAACCCCCCAACGATCATAATTATCCTCTTGATTAATAACCAAATCTAAACACTCTTTTTTGACAGAACATTTAACACAAAACGATTTGGCTTCTTCATATTTATTAATGTCATGTGATTCGTGTGGAAAAAACATTTTAATCGGCTCACCCAAACAATAAGCCTTCTTTCGCCAATCATGTTTACTAATTTGCCCCACCTTGTAATCTTTGAATTTCAACCTCAATAACACCTAACCTGTATAAAGCATCACGCAAAAAATCAAGACTTTGCCTATCCGTGCCATCAAAAACACAAACAAGTCTGGCAAAAGCAATTACATTTCGTGCTTCTCTAAACCAATCATCTTCAATATGAGTTGTCATTAAACCTACTTGTTTTTTTGATCCATCAAATACTTTATTAAAGATGACGCTTCCGAACTACTTAATTCCTCAACAGTATCTTTGGCATATTTTTCTTGGATAATTCCATTTATATCGCCTTTTATAACTTCCTTGCCAAGTATTGCAATTAAACCTTTTTGCTTCTGCGTAACAGTAGCCTGCGTTTTAATAGGTCTAACATTGGCAGGTCGGCTTTCTGTGCTTTCGCTATCAAATGTAGGGTAGTCAGGTATCGGACTATCGTCTTTGATACGCACCTGCGAAGCCTCAGCAAGCGTAATTTTGCCATTTTGTTGATTAGATGGGTGATTGCTACGAGATTGAGCAATTTCTTCTTTGTTACGAACAGGCAATTCTGTAATGTTGCTAAACGGATTATTCCAATCTTGTTTAGACCACAAACTTAACGAAATACCAAATCGCATCGCTGCATTTCGCAAAAAATCACCAATAAGTTCTTTCTCGTAATCAGGTTTATCTGCCCGAACCGAACCTACTCCCAACATTGTTTTGTTAAGAATTGTAAGTTTTGCCCACATCGTTTTGATGCCGTTTTCTTCGTGAATTACAGGTCTGCCGTTATCCCAAGCACAAGGTTCCCACAACCACATTGGGTCAATTTCAATCAGGATTCTTGTAATTTCTGCGTGGTTTACATATGACAACGCAATTCCGCTTCTTTGTATTGTGCCGACAATTTTAGGGTCGGGTACTGCATATTGCTCTAAAACTGCTTTAAGCAGTAGTTGTTCTGTTTCGTTACTCATTTCTTTACCTTCTCTCTGTGTGTTCTCATCACACGGTATGGATTACCTTGTTTTTCATATTGCTTAACTAACTCTGGGTGCGCTTCACGCAACGCTTTAGTATCCAACGAAATTTTTCCATCTTGTTCTTTCCACGAAACAATACGCTGACCGTGTAACAAGCCAACTTCGTTACCTAAAAGCATCTTTGCTAAAGCATCTTTTGCTCGTTGTTCTTGCGTTTCGGCTTGCTTTGCCAACATTCGTGCTTCTTCAAGTTCAAGTACCCACTCGCCTGCTTCGTTTGGCAAATCAACAGAAGTAGGATTCGCTCGGAACACTCTTGCTATTTGTTCGGCAGAAAAATTATTTATATCTTCAGGACTTGGTTTGCCTAATTCAACAAGTTCGGCAAAAATTTCGGCTTCAGTTTTAAGGGCATCTATCCCTTTAAAATTTTGAGGCATTTCAACTACCGAAATTCTTAAATCTCGGTCTAAGACCACAAACCAAACAGGTGTTTGTAAAACCATTTGTTGTGCCATACCTTGCCAAAGCCATTCCGCAGGCAAATCTTCTGCGGTTCTTACCGAATATCTTGTGGTTGTTTTGGCTTCAATAACAATTGTTGGTTTATTGGTGTCATCTACGCCATCTAAACTAACAATAAAACGACCTTCTTTATACATTTTTTGAGGTGTAACAATTGTTTTACCCAGAATTTCTGATGCTTCTGATAGAAGCGCAGGTTCCAAAATGTTGCCTCGTCTAAAAACAGGATTATCAGGTTGTATTTGCGGAATACACATCTTGTTTACAAAAAGATCTGCCCGACTTGTATATGGCGAAGCACCCATAAGTGCTGGCGCATCGCTTGCCCCAAATAAACAATTACCTTCCTCGTCACGCCATCTAAGACGCAACCATTCATTACTACCGTGTTTGGGTTTATCTATTAATTTCATTTATTCCTCCTTTTTTTTGTTGATGTTTTAAGTCTGCCCGAAGGGTGTTGTACGGTTGTTTGCGAATCGTTAAACCCGAACATACATAAAATGTCGTTTAATCTAATTTCAAATTCGTCAATTCGGTCTTTGACTTCGTTATTGCATTCAATCAAAATGCTGTCTTCCGAAATACCCAACACATAAGCATTGTCATATTCAGCACCATTTTTTGTATAAATAAGGTAATAATCCCCTACTTCAATATGCGGTTTTCTCATTAACCCTCCTTTTATTTAGTTTTTAATTACGATGTTTAGAAAGAATTTTTAGAAATTCAACCGTGTAATTCCAATCAAATCCTTGCATCATTAGGTCTATTAAAGCCCAATCGCCTTCAGTAAAGTTTTCTGTAACAATAACTACTAAATTTTCTGCACAACCGTAATTACCATCGTGCGCAAAATAGTGTGTTTGTTTTTGTTTTGGTTTTGTCATTTAGCCTTCCATTTGTTTTTTGTGATGAACCAATTTAAGGTCTTCTTCTTCTTGCCAAATAATTTTGGCATCGCAATCAGGTTTGATGTAATCAAAAGCACAATAATTTTCGTTATCGGTTTCAATTACCATTACAAATACGCATCTAACAAATTTGATGCCTTGTATTTCTGCTTCTCTTAACATTAGCCCTCCTCTTGAGCCTTCTAGGTATTTTTGCCCTATATATATAACTTACCCAAAGCAAAACCAAATGTCAAGCATATTTGCAAAATATTTTTATATTTTTTTGACGGGGAATCGCTCAGCCGTTTTTACACGACTGAGCGACTCAACCCAACAACGGTGGAGAAGGGAACACCGTTGCTAATCAAAGTGTATTAGCAAATAACAAAATATTCTACAAACCGATTTATTATTAAATAAGCACATTAGGTTGTTGAATTGTGTATATCTTTTTAATCATTCCATCAGGAATATGCGTTGGCATACCAACAGTTTTAGGGTCTTTAATTTCTTCAGGCATATAAGAAGAAACAATCGTAATATAGCCTTTAAGAAAATTAGGAATTAACCAGCCAACACTTACAACAGTACATTCACACGGTTTATATTTGTCTAATTCAGTCCACCCATTTTCACCATCAAAAGCATCAACCCAATGAATACAAACTAAATCCCATTTAGATTTAACAAGATTTTGTTTAGTCTTATTTGATTTTGTCATCACCAACCTTCTTTCTTACGATCTAAACAAAAAACGGGTGCTTGAATCGTAATGTTTCTTTCAGGTGTAACTATCGCCAATGCTTGTTGTGGTTGTTCGTGAGAAAATCCCATTAGCATCGCATACTCATCAAAACCTTTTAGACTGCCGTTCACAATCATTGACGGCGTAGAAATATATTGATGCCAATGACCAAGCCACAAAGTTTGAAACGATTTGCCCGTAGCCAAATATCGTGCCTGCTTTCTCGCTCGCATACGCATAATCGGTGGATAGATACCGCCGATGCCACCGCCACCAGATACTTGATCGCCGTGAGTAATTAAATGCCCGTGATCATAGATTTTTATAAGCGCATCAGCAGACTCAGGAATATCAAACGACACCCGTTTATCTGTCCTAAAATGTCGTTCAACCATTTTCGCTAACAAATAATCAAAGTTTGTTTTGACCCGTTGTTTCATACGAGGCTTGCGAGTTGTTCGCCCGTGATTACCGACCACGCTAACGACATAACATTTCTTGAATTCGTCAGTTAATAATTGTATTGCAGCAGCAACCTGTTCAGACCAAAACAGCAACGAACCAATCATTGTGTCCTCGTTAGTTAAAGCGAGTTCTTCGTGAATGTCGCCTGTAAAAATATCGCCACCAAGAATTACTACAACACCGTCATACGAAACACCCGACAAATAATGCCTAGAAAGTTTAACGACATTTTGCGCCCACTTTTCTAAACGCATAACAGCAATTTCACGGTTATAACAATTTAAACCTTCCATTTCTTGCAGGTTTACTACTTCGTCAAAGTGTGTGTCGCTTAACATAACAACCAATGTTGCTGCCGATTTTTTTGGTTTTGTTGGCGCAAGCCAAGACGGAGGCGAAATACTTACACCTTCGGCGTGTTCAACAATCGCTAAACATTTCTCAACTTGTTCAAGTTGCTCAATCAGTCGTGCGTTCTGATTAGCAAAACTATCTCTCTGCCTGCGTAAACGAATTAAATCAGTTTCGGCAGCAGCCTCGTTACTGATCTCGTCTTTAAGACTCATAGAGTCCTCTGTAGCGTTGCACTGCGCCTCTAGTTACTGAAAAGCCTTTGTTGTGCAACACCCGTGAAATAACTGAAGGCGAAATGCTGTGATCGTTAATTGCTTCAAGCAGATCGGTTCGGTCTTGTTTGTTTAACTGTTCTAAAATTAAATCAATTTTGCGTGGAGGTTTGCCTACACGAATTGATGTTTGTTTAATTTCGTCTAGTAACTTTCCCATTTGTTCCTTCTTCATGGTCTGATAAGTGGCTGTCTAGTTTGTCATCTACTCTGTTTACTGTCTTAAATATCATTCGTAACTGTTGCTGAACTATTGCGTGATCTTGACGGTTTTCAACTGCTGCTTCTCTTGCTTCTTTCTTAAACAACTGCATTAACCCAACAATAATGATTCCGATTGTGCTAATGAGCGCAACAACAATGGTAGCGAAAGCGTCAGACATTATGCGACAGGCTTCACTGCGTTGGCGAACGCTTCACGCATCGCATCAGGGTTATCAGCCATCGCAGGCGAAATCTCGGCGTGAAACCAATCACCCATAGGCGCACCAGTAATGGTCTTAATGTTGTAAATAGTCCACGAACTGCGATCACATCGCCAACCTCTACCATGAGGCATCGGGAAATAGTCCAAGATTGCTTCAAGTCCGAAAGCGTCAGCGTTCTTAACAAGAAAGTCCATCGCCTCCATCGCTTGCTTCCTGCCACCTTCAGCGATGCCACGCTTTTCTTTTGCTATAAAACGGTAAGACAAATCAACTGCACGACCTGTTGCGTGAACACTTAAATCTTTCTTGCCTCGCATCGGGCGATTCACATAACTGCCGTTGTTCCAGATCGCAGGATATAAAGCGCACAACTGTTTAATGAAAACTGTTAAACCTTTGCGCTCGCCTTGTGCGAGTCCGTCTTTGTTGCCCGTGTATAGGCGTTTCATTTTTTAATTCGTTTCTTAGCAACAGGTTTGCCATTACCGCCGAAAGCGTCAGAGATTTCTTGAGTTGTCAAATTGCCATCAACAGATGCTTTGGCAAGTCGTTCCGCAACTTGTGCGACAGCCGTAAAGCCTGCAAGTGCTGCTGCTTTCCAAACAGGAATACCACCAACGATTGCCGAACCTGTAACGATTGCTAATGCGTTCGCCATAAACAATGCGATCAATCTTTGTGCGATGTCTTGTGCCTTTTTCATAGATCATTCCTTTGAACCAAGTGAGAGAACCGAGTGTATAACAATGCCGATACCTGTAAGCAGTAACGCCTGACGAAATGTTGTGCCAGACAGCGTAATCAAAACAAGCCCTGTGCCAACCCAAGTCCAAGTGTTATCTACAAAATAGTCTTTAATCTTTTTCATCTGCTAATCCTTGTGGTCGGCATTGGAAGCATAGTCAAAAGCCCACCGATAGCAACAAGACTTCTGCGCTGCGAAACAGGAATGTTAGAACCAGTCGGCACATAACTTTCAAACTGTGAACCAAAAATATCTATTACATTCTGGAACGCCTCTTTAACTTTCGTTGGTGCTTCGCTTAACACTTCGCTGATCTGCTCAGCCTGTGCTTCTGTTAATTGTTCTGGCACAATCGTTTCAAAGATCGCCTCTGCTTGTTCCTCTGTTACCGCTTCAAGCACTACAGGCGACACTACGAGTTTAACTGCTTGCTGTTGGCTAATGTTTGTTGCCAAGATCGCCTCAACAATCGCCACCACTTTCTCAGGTTCGGCATCAGCGATCTCGTCAAGTATCTGATTGAATACCTCAGGGCTGATTTCGCCTGTTTCATTGGTTTCTATAGAAATAACAGGCTCTAGAATCGCTTTAGAGCGTTCCAAATTGTCGGATTGAGGTAAGGGTAGGGTCGTTGTCATCTCGTTCAATACGGTTGATTCAGAAGCGTCTAAGACAAGTTCAATGCTAGTAGTCGTAGATTCGGCTGCCTGAACCGTAGTCGTTGTCTCAAACAGAGTCGTTTCACTTTCGGCAACAGTCGTTGAGGTATCCTGAACCGATGTTGTTACTTCTATCAATATTGTTGTGGTCGTTAGCAGGCTGGTCGTGGTCGTGGTGGTTTCTAATGTGGTTTCTGTTGTTGTGGTTTCGGGTTCAGGTTCGGGCTGAGGTTCGGGCACGAACACAGAGGTACTGGTAACAACAACGGGCTGATCGGTTGTAGAGGTTGTTTGTGTCGGTGTTGAGGGTAGTTGAGTCGTTGTTGTCGTTGTGGTGGCAAGGCTTGTTGTGGTATTTGCAACTGATGTGGTTGTGCTTATCTGAACTTGCTCGCTGGTTGTGGTCGTTTCTTGAGGAAGGGTTGTTGTAGATGAAGTTGTGGTTGTCGTGGAAGTGGTGCTTGTTGAAGTTGTGGCTGATGCGCCATTGGTAGTAAACGCCTCATCAGGCACAATTACCCAACCTTCATCATCAATGTTCCAAGCCAACATAAAACAAGCGTTGCCACCGTGTTCGTAATACCAGCCATCAAGCGCATACACCCCAGCAGGAAACTCGTCAGAAGTTATCTCTGACCACGAACAACCTTTATCATTCCAAGTGCCGAACTCCGTTAAACCAATCTTCATCGTGCCACCATCATCAGCAGCGATCATAAATTGAATCGTGTCATTCTCAGGAATCTCAATAAAGCCCGTGTAATGAATCATAAACATATCGTTTGAGCAATCACCAAACGGTTCACCGTCAAAGTTACGGTTGATATTGTTCTCAATCTCGCTGTAACAAACCACATATTCCTCATCTGATCTAACAGGCGGAATGTCGGTGATCGTATAGCCGACAGCCTCAAGTCCTGAGATCGGTTCAGCGTTGGCGTTCTGTGGTATTAACGCAAACAGGATTGCTGGTAGCGGTATGAGCCAGCGTGTTAGATTGCGACCCACACTTTAAGACTCATCAGGTTCTACAGGCGCAACAAAATCTTTTGTTGCTTCATCGTAAGTAAAATCAATACCAGCATAAGTCTTACCTGCTGTATCAAAAAATGTTTCAACCCAAGTGCCTGTGTAGCGTTCAGGGTTCGCTTCCAAGAACTCTCGTGTCACAACATGAACACTAGTTACAACATTATTGTCGTCAATTTGTGCAAAGTATTGTGTGCTCATAATTAAATCTTAAACCTTACATAGACGATTCCTGAACCACCAGAAGCAGATACTGCACCGCCACCGCCACCACTATTTGCCGTACCAGCACTACCACCACCAGCACCACCGCCACCACTTCCACCAGCACCACTACTGCTAGTTCCAGCACCACCGCCACCGCCTGCTTTGAGAGTTGTGGCAGCAGATTGACCAAGCCAACTTGAAATATCTAAACCAGCACCGCCAGCACCACCTGTTGTTCCCGAACCATTTGAACCCACAGCACCAGCACCACCACCGCCACCGCCAGCACCTAAACCAGCAGTACCGTTGCCACCAGCATTGCCACCAAAAACAGCACCCAAACTACCAGCAACATAGTAAGCACCACCGCCACCTGAACCACCAGATGCTTTTATGTCTGAGCGTGGACCGAACATAACAGAAAGACCCCTACCGCCACCTTGGGCAGAAATAATTGAACCGATTGCGCTATCAAGACCATTATTTGAACCAGCACCACCAGCACCAACATCAACAGCAACAGTACTTGCAGGCAGATAAATACTTGTCGTTGATGCGAAGCCAACAACTTGCCCAGCACCACCTCCGCCTGCATCTTGTGTACCACTGGCTTGGTCAGAACCAGCACCACCACCACCACCGACAAGCAGAACATCAAACAAACCAGCAGCAGAAACAGTTAAGTTTCCGTCAGAAGTGAAAGTTAAAAGCGTATAACTTTGACCGCTAACAGTAATCGTTGAACTAGTAGCACCACCAGTAGCCGTACCATACGGAATACCTGCACTTAAAATAGTGCCAGTGTTAGTTGAAGAAACATAACCAAGTCTGCTTCTGCCCATAACTACGCCGTAATCCTATTTACAAAACCGTGAACTGTAATAACATTCGCCGTTGCAGCAAAAGCACGAACAACTAACGAATTTTGCAATAACAATCCAGGCGTTAAACAAACTAAACCTGCTTCCGCTTGAACGGTTACTTCAATATTGCCATCAGGTGCGGTTGCTTCACCCCATTCTAAAGTCACTTTGACATTACTGGCAGAAGTATTCATTGCATACAACCAGATCTCATCAAGGTTCGTTGTGCCTGTAACTGCTGTATGAATAAGTGTGCCTGCGGTAGCCGTTGCAGCAACCTTAATGGCTTTGCCATCTGTGCTACCTGAAAGAAGTTTTTTACTAAAAGTTGCCATTGTTTTCCTTTAACCGAAAATTTGTGTTCCTAAAATTATCTGGTCGCTGTCGCCAGAAACCGCACTACCACCAGCCCCAAGTGTAGCAATCCATGTATTCGTTGCTTGCTTTACAAGTTCTGCTGTTTGATATTGAGTCATTTCAAGCGAAGTAGAAGCAGATGAAATAGTTACGCCTGCCCCTGCTGTTAAAGTTACTGCACCTGCACCTAATTGAATAACGGTAATTACTACACCAACATCAAAAGCAACAGATGAGTTTGGTGGCACAGTTAAAGTGCTTGCAGCAGCATTTGTCATCGTAACCTGTTTGCCTGCGTCAGTTAAAACAAGTGTGTACGAAGTACCTGTTTGGGCGTTTACATCATCTGACCAAACACTGTTCTGCAGTTGGTTCATTTGCGCTGCGGTCAATACCTGCGCTGCTGTAAAAGTCTGTCTCGCCATAGTCGCCTAGTGTATATCAGGCAAGAGCGTTTGTGCTATCTAGCGAACCAAAAACTGGGTCATCAAGAATCAACTGATACAAAATTTCAGCATTAAACAAGCCGACAGTAACCCGATGCTCGCCAGCCGTAATCAAATGCGTCAGCCGTTCCACCGCATAAAACTCCGTAACAGACAAAGGCGAACCAGTCGTGTAGGTTCGGGTCACGCTAACGACATCTTGCAGTTCAAGAGCGTTGATAGCGTTACGGTTCGGTGCTGACATAGCCGAAACGACCAGCCCTAGATCATCAAAGCGATACTGTGGCTCGGCATATAAAGCCACTAAATAGTTCGCCAAAGTTAATGCCTCGCTATCAGACTCAAGCAACAAATCAGGTAGCGAATAGGTAGTTATCCCGAACTCTGTTTGCGAAGCAGCATCGTTAGCGATCTGAACTGTGCCACCTTGAATCGTTGCCTGAACACGGTTGTAAAGAAACTCTTGCCCATAAATAACCTCAAGTGCCGTATATGGAATGTTTGTGCCATCGTCAGAGAACTCGGCTGCAACAGTCGCAAACGAAGCATCAAGACGATCAGTAAAAGTTAGATCACCGTCAGCAGCAATAAAGCAAGCACCCTGCTCACTTGTAGCGATCTGCTGCAAATAAGTTAAAGCGTTCGTATTCGCATCTATCTGAAACGCACCTAAGGTTGCCAACCCAGCAGAGATATTGCGTGTCGCTAGAGGGTAATCAATTTCAGGCAAATCTAAAAGGTAATCAACTCGTGCGCCCGACAACTCAACCGAAGGCGTAATGTCAGCCTCAACAACCGTGTTCGCCAACAACACAAAATCATCTGCAGCCGTAATCGTCACCGTACTCAAGTTGTAGTCATAGACAACATCTATATCGGTGATACGCCCTGTAAACAAGAAGTTTGTGCCTGAAGTGATCGTCACTTTTCGGCGTGGCACAACACCAGAACGCCCAGCCGTAGTATCCCAATATGGTGAATCTTCGTTGATTGGGTCAAAGCGTCTGTCGTTATTTAACAACTTCAGCGAACATTGTCCTGCGTTAAATTGTGCAAACTGATCTTGTCTGCCACGAGTAATAGAAACCTCTTGACAGTATTCGGTAATGTCCACGCCTTCAAGGTTGCCGTCAAGCACGAACTGGGTATTGTTTAGAACGCCTGCGTCTATATCGTCAAGCACAAAGAAGTTAGTGATGAAACCTACTTCAGCGAGAACAGTAATCTGCTCACCTGATGCAAGAGTGGTAGCCATCTAAGCCACCGTCAAAGGCAACGCACCATTCGTTCGCTCATAACGCTTCAAAGCGTTCACGATCTGTGTGCCAATATCTTTACCGTCAGCACCCATACCAGCCGTGACAGAAATGTTGTAAGTGCTACCGAACGAACCCATACGGTCTAACGGAATGATTGCCTCTGCGCCTGCCTCACCAGCGATAATACTTGTTGCACGAGTCACAATACCGCCATCAGCCATCAAAGTTCCCATACCGCCACCCAACAATTCTTCAAGCGAAGGAACACGAATGATCTGATCACCGATATCAATACCAGAGAAATCGCCACGACCAATAGCACCAATCTGATCTATCTGCTCTTGTGTAATCGGGCTTACAATGCTCGGCAACGAAACAATCGCATCAACAATGCTTGGCAACGAAGTGACAACATCAGCGACTTCTTTAACAACTTCTGTAAGCGCAGGAATAACAACAGTTGAAGCAGCAGCCTCAGCAGCGTCAGCAGCAGCACGATCAGATTTAGAAACACCCTTAGCAGAATCACGGCGTTCTTGTTCAGCCTTAGCCAAATCCCTTGTGGCATCAGCCAACTTTTCGTAAGCACTCACTCTTGCTTCGGCTGCTTCTTTTTCTGCTTGCTCAGCGTCAGTTAATAGTTTTAATGCTTCCGTATATTCATCACTGCCTATGGTTGCGCCTTCTACAAGTTGATTGAGTTTTGCTTGCGCTTCATTCACAGAAGTTTGTGCGTCAGCCTGAGCGATAGAAGCATCTTCGGCAGCCCTCTTTGCATCAGCGACAGCCCGTTCAGCAATAGCAATCTCTTTCAAAGTTGGTGTATCGGTGCGAAGTTTGTTTAATTCTTTCTCAGCATCTTTAACAGATTTAACTGCATCACGAACACCGAATTTTGATTCAGCCAGTTTAATTTCGGCTTTACGGATTTGTTCTGGCTTAATTTCTTTATCTTTGCGAAGTTCTGCCAAATCTTTTTCTGCTTCAAGAACAGCAAAATCCGCTTCTTCAACATTAAACTTCGCTTTTTGTAGTTTGATTTCAGCAGATTCAATGTCAAATGGATCAACTTTTTCACGCAATTTCTGTAACGCTTCTTCAGCGTCTTTGACTGCTTGAACACTGTCGGCAGCAGAAATGTTTGCTTTCATCAAATTTCGTTGAGCGTCAGCGACTTCTTTAGTTTGTTTAACTACTTCTTTGCTTTCTAACCCATAGCCTTTAGTGACTTTGTTGAAGTTCGCTTGCGCTTTAGCGGTAGCCGATATTGCTTCTGAAAGTTTAAAATTAGATTCTGTTACACCTTTAGTTGCGTCACGCATTGATCGTTGCGCTGTTGTTACGCCTTTAACTGCGTCAATGTATTTTTCTAACGCCTTCTTGGCTTTCTCAATAGCAGACTCACCGCTACCACCGCCACCGCCAGCAGGAGGGGTAATAGTCGGTGGTGTAAATACTGGTGCAGTGCCTTGACGCTCAGCATTTTTTACTGATTGAATCTGACCCAACAATTTAGATACTTCTTTGCTGGTTTTATTTGCTGATGTGCTTATACGACCAAACTCAACTTCACTTGTGTAAGAAAGTTCAGTTAATCCAGCACCAAATAAGTTTGCTGCTTTAATCATTATGTTGATAGCAGTAACAAACTTATTTCGGACATTAATAAAATAATTAACGAACTCCTCAACTATTGAAATAGCAAAATTGATTACAGAATGAACTACTTTGCGGAAGCCTTCAAATTTTAAATATGCAGCAACTACAGCGACCCCTAAAGCAATAACGGCAGCAATAACAATACCAATCGGACTTTTTAACAAAGTCAAACCAAACAAGTTTTGTGCGATAGTTGCAGCAATAGTAATTAAACGCAGCGCAGTAAATGCTGCGACTAGACCGAGAATAATGTTTGTGAACTTGCCACCGTTTTCAATAACATCTAACAACTTGCTACCAAGAAACTTCAAACCAGCACCGATACCTTGTTCGCCAACAATTTCAGAAAATTCAGTCATTACAGGCAAAATTGAATTTTGAAGTACACCTAACAAAGATTTGTAAATAGGAACTAATGCAGTTCCAAGAACTCCTTTTACATTTTCAAATTGTGCAGCCAAAGTTCTTTGAGTGTTAGCAATACCATCAGAAGTTCTTGCATAATCACCTTGAGCAAGGCTTGTATCTTTTAGAATTAACGCATAAGCGGCTTGGCTTTTGGCATTAATATCTAAATTACCTTTGCCACTATAAAGCCCCATATTTAATGCTTCTTGCTTCAAGCGAACATCATTAATCGCTACACCAAACCGTTTTAGGGGTTCTGTTTCGCCCGAAAGACCTGAACGAAGTGCCTGAATAGCATCTTCAACACTCGTGTTATTAAACGAAGCAAGATCACCAGCCAATTGAACAAGTGTCGTGGACATCTCTACTGCTTGAGGTTGAGCAACACCAAACGCTTGTAGCAAGTTTCCGTAAGTACCTGTTGCCTCTAATGCAGCCTGTTTAGAGATACCCATTGACTTTGCTGCATTAGTAGCAAAATCTGTTACGGCTTGCGATGATTCACCAAAAACAACATTAACTTTTGATTGCGATTCTTCAAGATTAGAAGCAGCATTAATAAGTTCTCTACCTACAACCCCAGCAACAACACCAACAACAGCACCCATTTTTGCAAGATTTTTTATGCCGTTTGTAACAGCAGAATCCATCGTGCGCAAACCGAAAGTTGCTTTATTCCCTGCACCTTCTAACGCTCGGAAATCTTTAATTGCTTTGCTTATACCTTTACTATCAAAGGTACTAACAATATTTACACCTAATGCTCTTGCCATAATTTATGCCACATTTCGCAAGATGTTGTCTTGCACGATCTTATTTGTTTTAGTTATTGTTTCATCAATAATTCGTTGAACCAAATCCATATTTGCCAACATCGTTCCATACATAACACGGGAACGCAATTTTCCTTGAGATGATTTTGTTGAATACGGTTTATCAAGGTTGGTAGTAAATTGATTAGAAGTTACACGACCTGCACCGTCATAAACTGCACCACCGCCGTCTTTTTGAATTAAACGATAAATACCTGTTTCCCCACCTGCTGATCGTGATTTTTGGGTACTTATTTGAGGTTGAACACCTGCCCGAACTCTTGCCCCATCATAAGGTGGAAATCCATTTCTGCTTCTACCAACAGTTCGCCAATTGCTTTTACGCCTAAATGGTTGCATTGGGAACGCTTCAGCAACTTTGCTTACTAATGGTTGCCCTTTTTGTTTAAGGTCTTTAATTATTTCTTCATATAATGCACGATCATAATTGCGTAACTCGGCAACTGCTTCTCTAATGCCGTAAGTTTCAAATTTGATAGTCATAAACAAATATCATACAACTATCTGCGTTTACGATTTGTTTGCTTAACAAGCCAACGCTGATACGCCAACATCGTTTCCAACATTTCTTCGCTTTCGGCAAGCAACAAAGATGGCGCAATATGATACTCGTGCGCTAGGTGAGCGATTAGCCAATGCGCTGAATCGTCACCAAATTTTATTCTTTTGGGGAATCACCATCTTCTGCTGGTGTAACTTGTGCAACTGTCGCAATCCAATCAGGGTCAAACTTTAGTTTCGTTTTCTGTCTATGTGTAAGAGCAGACCAAGCAAGCCAAGCAAGATCTGTTAAACGCATCTCTGTTTCAAGACGCACAACGCTTCGTTGCCAAGTTCGTTCAAAACCTACAAAGTCAGCAAACACTGCCTCAACAGGCTCAATCGTACCGTCTAGGTATTCAACTTTTAATGCAATTTTCATTACTACTCCTTCTATGTGTAATTAAGGGTATAAAGGTATCGGATTTATTCTTTGATACGCACCTACGCAACCTGAGTGCAACAATTTTTATTTATGAAGTTGTTTTGACGAGAGTTCCACCAGTAAACGAAAGACTTGTCATTGCCAATTCACCAACGGCTGCTGCCACAGGTGTATGTGCTGCCAAGAATGTGCCACTCAAAGTGTAAAGAGGGTTAGTGGCACTTGTCGCTGTGCTACTTCCACGAACAGTAACTGTTGTGGTTGTGCCAACAAGAGGAAAGATTGTTGCTTCAACTTCTGCTGCTGCAAAGTCTTGCATAAACTCAATGTCGCAAGAATTGTTTTGAAGCCCACCAGTGAACTTGTGACCGACTGAACCGAACGCCGTTACTTCAACGCTGTCAATTTCATAATTTAATGTAACGCTGTTGGCT